ACAGCAATCTTGTCCATAGTCCTAAGTGCAGACTTGGTCAACTGCTCTACCCTGCCGTCAAGCACAGGCCACTTCTTGTCGTCCAAGAGTTTCCGTTCAAACTGAAGACCACCGGCATACTCTTTGGGTTCGATTTTAGTCGTGTACCCGGGAGCGATGCTCAGGTATTCAATCTTTCCGTTAAACTCAGGGATGTCCCCAAGAGACCCTATCTCAAAATACTCTTCCCAAGCATTGTCACTCGTAGTCTTAGTATAAAGCGTATCAATCATAGGGGGTATTTCTGTAAAAAGACCTTCGAATACATCAGTGAACCTCTTGTCAAGAAGCTTGACAAACTGTGAAGATGTTAAAGGATTAGCCATTTGTCATTCCCCCTTATGCCCTTTGTCTGTTGAAATGGTCACCTTCAAAAGAAAAGATGAGATATTCCCTACCAGCAGTCGAAAGGTCTAGTTTATAAACATTAATTCCAAACTGATTCGTACCAGCTGCTGTTGGAGCAGTAGTACATTCTGCATAAAGCTGACCAGTCGTATAGGTGAGAACGCACTGTCCCTGTTTAAAAGGAACGGCAACGAGTGTATCACCAACCGCAGGGTCATACGGGAATGCAGTAGTTGTAGAAGGAGCTGTAGCAGATGTGTTTTTATTCACCCTATAGATACCCATGTTTGCTCCAGTCCTAAAATAAATCGTACCCATGCCAAGAATACTGGCAGCATCATTAGCCGCTGTAGTGTCTGCCGTTACCATACCATCAGCACCACCGCCAAGAGCAGTAATGGTCAATACGGTAGGAGCAGTACCAAGAGCACCCTGACAAATAGGAGCTTTAATGAATGTATTAGGGAACACTAATGCAATCTGTATCATAGGACACGGGTCGTTTTTCCCATACATACCTTCAACTCCCTGAAACCCAGCAACCTTACGAGCTGCCTGCTGTGCCTGTGTAGCACATGCTCCGCCACCATACTCAATACCGCTCGTATAGAGCTGAGTATAGTTGTTAAATCCAACAACGATACCGGCAATACACTGACACTGTGCTGTATCGTATACACCAGATGCAGTAACCATAGGAACCACTGTGCCTATATTATGGGTAGCCTGTGCGTCATTCCACACAACTGGCTGTCCAAGATAATAAGTAGAAGCTCCATCAGCCTGTACCCAAATTGTTCTTATTTCGCTTTCCACGACTTCAAAAGCCATATTAAGCCTCCTTAAAATGTTTTCTTTCTACCAGTTAAACTGGTTTTTAATTCTCCCTCCAATGTCTGTTTTACGACATCTGCCGACATCCCAACTCGCTTGACAAATTCCGCAGCTATGGGGTCTAACTGTGGCATTGCAATATTAGCATTTGTCACAGTGTTGGGTATCGTGGGAGTTATAGGTGCGACCCCAGTGTTTTTATCGAATTGATTACCACTTGGTTTCTTGAGTTTGGCAACCGCAACTTCCTTGACTGCCTGAGCAAAATTGACTGCACAATCACGTCCGGGGTCACCGGATAACACATCGTTATACTTTCCCTTCATAACCTGAAAGACTTCGTTAAAGGTTTCTTTATCTAGGTCTCCAGCATACGTCTGAAGTGATTTGATATAACCAGTTCGATACTGTGCAATCTGTTTCTCACGTTCCTGAATTTTTCTTTGCTCGCGTCTATCCAAGTATGAATCCAACTCTTTGACATCAGTGATGTCCTGTATCTCTTCCTGTTCAGCCTGTGTAAAAGGGGACGGAGAGACTTGTGGAAAACTTGGTGGAGTTGGTTGCTGCAGGGTCTCAATCTTCTGCAACAGCATATTCAAATCATCCTTAGTAACCATCTGCTTAGTGATGTCAGCCACCTTCCTCCCAAGTCTTGAACTCTCTTCATGCGACAGAGGTTCGGGAGGTTCTACTGTGGGTTCGACAGTCGGTGTTACTACATCATCTACGATGGTGGGAGCTACCTGCGTTGGCTCCACATAGTCGTCATTAAACAATGAGTCATACGCTAATGATAGTGCATCGTCGGTTACTTCTGCAGTAACGGATGGCACTACAGGCTCTGTCACATTGGTGACAACATTTTCTTCTGACATTTTAATCTCCTATTTTGGCTAACTCTTCTATGAATTTGTTAACCTTGTCTTTCAAAAGCTGGAGTCTAGAATAGATATACTTGAACTCCGCTCTTTCATCAACTGTCAACTCTCTGGTTGCAGCCGTATAAAGCAATGCTTCGTATCGTTTTACATCATCTTCCAGTATCTCCTTTCCGATATTGGTTTCGAATACAATCTTTAATTCCTTATCTAGTTGACCTAAGACTTCAAGAGTTTTGTCTGCTCTCCTACCCATCTTCTGTCTGAACTTCTCTATACTGATTAAATCCATTTAACCTCCCGGTGGAGTCATAGCTTGTTGAGTTGCTTCTATCTGTGGCTGCTGAGGCACACCACTCTGGTTCATTGCTCCGCTGACCATACCTTCTATACCCATTGGATTGCCTTCTGCTCCACCCTGCTGCCCTTGTGGGGGAGGAGGTGGTGCTGACTCATCGAACAGGAACTTCTTGTACTCAGGGAACTCACTTCCCAGCAACTCAAACGCTTTAGATAGCAAGTAGTTAAGAACCTTCATCGTATTAGGATTAGGTACGTTAACCAGTCTACCCATCATCTGGTCTATAATCTGTAACTTCTTTGCTCTACTGTATTCTTCTTCGATATTACCGGACACTGGTTGGAATGTGTAATCTCCATCAGGGTCAAACTTCTCAATGAGTTCGTCTCCGAATATCCTCCTTGCTGTCTCTGGTTGCATGAACTGATACGTCATCTGAAGTATCATGTTGTACAACTCGGCTAGGTAAGTATACTCTATAGTGAGTGATTTGTAATTAGACCTACCACCTGCCTTATTTGTAGTCTCTGCTACGGCTGTTGCTGTAGTTGAAGCCTGCCTTGGTAACTCTCCCATAGCCGTCGGGAACTTAGCTGTTACTTGTTCCATGAACGACTTGAGCATCTGCTGCTGTGCTAGAGAGCCCTGTATATCATCGGCAATTTTGAATTCAACCACATCATCAGGAGACTCAAGTTCCATAACATGCTCTGGTTCAAAGTAAATAGTGCTATTGTCCTGTAAAGCATATTTTTTCCCCTTTAGGGTTGGCATTGTAGCCAACATAGTCCTATCATTGGACAAGTTAAATTGGTCGTTCAGTGCTATCTGTAGTTCCCTCATGAACTTACCATCTGACATTCCATCATCCTTGGATGGATGTATGTAACACCACCCACGTACGATAGGCTTATACGGAAGTCCCTTACTATCTACAAAAGGAGTGACCTCAAACCGTATGAGGACTTTTGTTCCCCCCTGTACAGCGTAAGTGATAATGGTTTCAAGTAGCACTGCATTGTTAGCTATACCGCCTTCTTTATTAAACCCGGGACGTACCTCTGTAGGTTTGTTGTTATCGTCCCTCTTCATTACCGTGCACCACATCTTTCCATAACGTTCATACACATCGAAGTACTTGTTAACTGGCTTAGATGGAACCTGCTTGTTTGTATCACGCTTCAGAGTATTGTTGTCTGTCTCCGTGATTGTATCATTCCTACCAGTCATGAGCTTTTCGCATTCGTCAAGATTGATATAATGATTATACTCTTCATCCATCTTAAGGTCATCGTATGTTTTCTGTGACCTGATGATAACCCAGTCTTTGTCCTGTACCGTATATGAATACTTAGGGTCTACAAAGATGTTTCGTGGGTCTATAATGTCGTAGTTGAATCTATCGTAAACAATACTGTTATCAACCACTTCTTCATCTACTTCATCAAATACCTCTTCTTGCATAATAGGATTGACTATAGGATTACCCATGCTGTCCATGCCAGTAGGCACTTGCTTGGTAGTATATCCTATGACTCTGTTGTTGCGTAGTGTTTCCCACCAGCATAAGGCGTACACATGACCTGCTAGAGCGTTAATTAATCTAGCTCTAATGTACTTCTGATAGTGGTAAATCTCACGCATATTCAACGTCTTGTTCAAACATAACTTAGCTGCTTTGCATTTTGCTTCATCGTCTGGGTTATCGCCTTCAAGTTTAACTTCTACAAACCCTCTGGTCTGGAAGTACTGATTAGCCCAGTCTGATGCATCTGACAGGATAATAGAGGCGAACTCAGGGAGAAAGTAATTAGACATCCAATCATACTCTTTCTCGTTTCTCTCGCATTCAAGCATGTCAAGTAAAGCTTCATAGTCCCTGTTAAATGCATTAGCATTTTGTGTCCCCACTACTAGTTCATCGTCCATCACGATGGATGTCACATGCTTCTCTCGTTCACCATATTTTCCCATGTCTTTTCCTTAATGAATGTTTATTCTTCTCGGTGCTGATACTAGTTTCCTTATCTTCCCACTACAATATGGGCAGATAACATCATCGTCCAAGTTTGCTAACTTAACTGTTACTTCAAATACCTTCATGCACTCCTTACAAAAAAAGTCAAACATTGGCATAGTCACCTCTCGAATATTGCAGATGAGACGCCTTCCTATCGTGCGGAAGAACAGTCCCTCTGTATCGTCCTGTACTGAAAGCTGGACTTTTGAATATCCCCTCATACACCATGGGGAAATGACTCCATTTAGCTTGAGGCTTATCTTTCTCGTCTTTGGTAAGCAATTGGTCTCTGTTAGCCCATTCTTCCATCCTCCAGTTCTTGAAGTGTTGTATCGTATTGACACAATTATCAAGGAACCATAATGTAGGTAAACGCTTCTTTCTCCCGTTCTCCTCCACTAGGTTATTAAAAGGCGTACCACATCTTATGGCGTTATTTAATCTCAAACGTATTAAATCCCTCCCGTGGTCACCATGAGTATCCCATGTCTGGAAGTAAGCACCTTGGCATATACCTTCTTTCTTCCATTCCCAGAAGTATCTATTCAAGTCTTCAAGTAATGTTAATCCCGAGTTAGGTTGCTTGTTAGTACTCCATGGGTCAATTAAGTCTAAAGCGTATCTTTGTTCCCCACTCTTGAAAGCTAACTGTTTGCTTATCTCGTAGCTTACGAACTTCTCTGGAGATGGATTGAGTTCGTCATAGATAAAGGCTTCATCATTAGGAGACAGTGCGATGAATCCACATGCCCATGGCACTTTAGGATGGCAGTCAATGCCTCTCGCATGTACCCAGTCGTAAGGTATCCCTGTGGGGAAAAACTCATTCCGTCGAATAATATGCATCTTGTTGAACGACTTAAACACTCGTCCAGACAATTGCCTGAACAGCCCGTATCTTCTGGCATCTATCACGTCCTCATCATCGTACATCGTAAACAATCCCTCTATTACGTCTGAAGTCAACGTGGGGTTGTCATCCGTTGCAGCCATGATTACTGTTATGTCTTCCTTACTATCTGTCCTAAAGACGACTGGGAACTTCTCTCCAGTCCTTTCATATATTCTTCTACATACAGCAGGCGACCTTACTATAGTAGACGCTCGTTCGTACAGGGAGTCAAACTCCCATCCGGAAGAACCGGGGGTTGGAGTATACGTCATTATGAGGTCTCCATCAGCAGCGAGTAGCCTAGGCACCTGCTCATCGAAGAACTCTTGACCGCAGTTCTCATCAATCCATACAGAACGTCTTTGTACGCCTGCTGTACTCTGTACTTCCTGATTAAAAGAAACAAACTCTATGTTGATGTCCGGCCCCCCTTGCGGGTCATATATCTCT